AGGTCGATAACCTGCCTCAGCTGAATACAGAACACGATACTTGGATGGCAATAGACCTTAGCCCTGATAGAAAGCATGGCTCATTGGTCGCAGGCCAAAGAATTGACGGCGATAGGTTTATGGTCAGCCTTCTCCATACTTGGTTTAACCCAGTTAACCTCGATGACAAAGAAATGGCTAACGATATTGCTTACTGGGTTCGCAAATTCCCGGTAAATGCCGTGGCCTACAGCAAGTCGACAGCCTCAGCAGTTGCAGCTCGATTATCACCAGCCGGAATTCCAGTTTATGAAATAAATAGCCAGGAGTATCAGCAATCCTGCGATGAATTTGTCTCGGCAGTTTCTTCGATGCGCCTTGTTCATTCGGATCAAGAGGAATTAACTAAGCAAGTCCTAAGCGCCGTTAAATTAACTCGAGGCGATGGCGGTTGGGTAATGGGGCGTAAGGCTTCAGGAATTGTTTGCGGAGCAGTCGCCTCAGCAATGGTTACTCACTTTGCGACACGCGCTGAATCTGAAGTAGACATTCAGGTAGGATAATGTCTAGACAGTAGCGTATAATATGTCCAATGGGAATCCGGGACATTTTTACATCATCAAAGCCAGCAGTCGAGGTTACAGTCGACGCCGCTTCTACCCCTGCGCCGTTTAATAACACGGCTTCATTTAATCCTTTCGTATTTACACAGTCAGTCGCTTCTCGCCAGCAAGCTATGGCAGTTCCAACTATTGCAAGAGCGCGTAACATTATCTGTTCTACTCTTGCAGCTCTTCCACTCGAGCAATACTCAAAGGTCGATGGATCACACATGGGAACACCGGCAGTTATTAACCAGCCAGACCCACGCGTTCCAGGCTCTGCAATTTACGCATGGCTTGCAGAAGATTTACTATTTCATGGCGTTGGCTATGGACAGGTTATGGAGCAGTACGGAGACACAGGCCGAGTACGCGCTTGGACTCGAGTGGCACCAGATCGCGTAACAACTAAACTGAACAATAACCAAACAGAAATCGTGGGCTATCAAGTAGACGGCTCAGTAGTTCCAACTCAAGGAGTCGGTTCTCTTGTAGTGTTCTATGGCCTCGATGAAGGATTACTTAATCGTGCAGGCCGCACAATCCGCGCAGCTCATGCACTCGAGCAAGCAGCCGAGACTTTCGCTAAAGAGCCAGTACCACTACAAGTCCTAAAGTCTAACGGCACTAATCTTCCAGCAGAGCGAATCTCTAAACTTCTCGAATCATGGAGAACTGCTCGCCTCACAAAGTCAACTGCGTTTCTAAATGCAGATGTTGAATTGCAGGCGTTGGGTATCGATCCAGCCAAACTACAGCTGAATGAAGCTCGTCAATATGTCGCTCTGGAATTGGCTCGCGCCTGCAACCTTCCTGCATATTTCGTCAGCGCAGAAACTACGAGCATGACCTACTCCAACAGCGTTTCGGAGAGGCGTTCCCTTATCGATTTCAGCATGAAGCCGATTTTAGCGAGCATTGAACAGCGTTTATCTATGCCGGACTTCTGCCCGTCAACCGGAGAGATTCGCTTCTCACTAGATGAATTCCTGCGCTCAGATGCTCTACAGCGCGCTCAAGTATATGAAATTCTTAATCGCATCGGTGCCATGAGTGTCGAGCAGATTAGAGAAGAAGAAGATCTAATTGATAACAAGGAGACCCGATGAAGATAACAATGCCATACGCCATTACGGCGGCTGATACAGAGTCTCGCATTATTGCAGGCCGCATTGTGACATGGAACGCTGAAGGCAACACATCAGCAGGCCGCACTATGTTTAAGTCTGATTCCATCACAATGGCAAAGAACATCAAGCTAGTTCTACAGCACGATGTCACTCGCCCACTTGGAAAGATGGTCTCATTCTCAGAAGATGAAACAGGCATTACAGCAGAATTTAAGATCGCAAAGACAACAGCCGGTAATGATGCCCTCGAGGAAGCCGCAACTGGCCTTCGCTCAGATTTCAGCGTTGGGGTCGATGTCGAGGACTGGAATAACGAGGATGGCGTCATGGCTATCAGCGCATCTAACTTAATCGAGGTTAGCCTTGTAACAGACGGTGCAATCCCGGGCGCAGAAGTCGCGAAAGTAGCGGCAGTCGAAAATGAAGTTTCTGAGACAGCTCAGAAAGAAACACAATCAACCACAGAAGGAGAACAAGTGTCAGACACTACCGTTCCAGAAGTTGCTCCTGCCGCAGAAACGGTAGAGGCTGCAAGAGTTGAAGTTAAGGCTGCAACAGCACCTTACATTTCAACAACTGTTCGTAACCCAATCGTGGATAAGGCTACTTATCTCGAGCATTCAGTTCGTGCAAAGCTTGGTTCAGAGGAATCTCGTATGTATGTTGCAGCAGCAGCAGACACAACAGATAACGCTGGCCTTGTCCCAACACGCCAACTTACAGAAGTTATCAACGGCATCTCAAACGCAGATCGCCCATTCATTGACTCAATTTCTCGCGGAACTCTACCTGATGCAGGTATGACTTTCGAAATCCCAAAGATCACAGTTGCTCCAACAGTTGCAGTTGCATCTGAAGGCGGAACACCATCAGAAACAGATCAGAATGCAGCGTTCGTAACTGTAAATGTTCAGAAGTTCATCGGACAGCAAACATTCTCACTAGAACTTCTAGATCGTTCTTCACCAGCATTCTTCGCTGAACTCGTTCGTCAAATGGAGTTTGCTTACGCAAAGGCCACAGATAACGCGGTTGCAACAGCAATGGTTAACGGTGGAACAGATGGCGGAAACCGCGCAGCACTTACAACAGGCGCTCTTGTTGCTGACTTCGTTTCAGATGCAGCAGTTTCTATCTACAAGAACACTCTTGGCTTCGCACAAAACATCGTAGTTTCTCCAGAACAATGGGGCGCTCTAATGGGCTTGGTCGATGGTTCAAATCGCCCAATCTTCCAACAGACAATCAATCCTCAGAATGCTGGCGGAACTCTTACTGCAACAGCAGTTCGCGGAAACCTTCTCGGACTTAACCTTCGAGTTTCACGCGCACTAACAGATGGTTCAGGCGTTGGCGATAACACTCTTATTGTTATCAACCCAGATGCTTACACCTGGTACGAATCACCACGCCTATCACTCCAGACAAACCTCATCTCAACAGGTCAGGTTCAAGTTGGATACTACGGCTATGGCGCAACTGCTACAAAGCTTGGCGCAGGCGCTTACCGTTTCATGGTTGCGTAGTCAATAACTAATCATGGGGGGGCTGCTGCTCCCGGTGGCTCCCCCAGTCGTTTAATAGAGAGGATACAGAGATGGCATCGATAGTCACCGTGGCAGAGCTAAGGTCAATCCTTGGCGTCTCTGTATCTCTTTATAGCGATGCTTATTTAACAGATGTGATCGATACAGCTGAGGCAGTCATCTTGCCTATGCTGGTCACTTACGCTTCACCGATATCCCGTGTTGAACTCCAGGATAACATTGCCTATTACACAGTCCTAGGCGAGAACAATTTTTCAGAGGGTCAGAGCGTAGTTATCACAGGCTGCGGAACCCCATTCAACGGAACCTTTACGATCTTAGAATCAAGCAACTATGACATTGATACTTATGTCATGAACTCTAATTCTCGAGTATTCGTAGACGGCGTTTATCGCGATTTTAACGGATTCTTTACAGTCTCAATTACTAACGCAGACATCGATGGGCGTAATGTCATTCCTTCAGGAAAGGCTACCCTTTCAGGCGCAGCTACTTATGTAGGAGTTAGCGCAGTCGAGTCAGCAGTCCTAGCCGTATCAGTAGAAGTATTCCAATCTCGTATCGCTCCTGGTGGACAGATCGAGGGAATCGACTTTACTAATGTTAGCCCTTACCGCCTAGGGCGCAGTCTCTTTAACCGCGTATCAGGACTCTTAGGGGCATACATCGACACCGATTCAATGGTGCAGTAATGTCTACAATTCTCGACACAGTACGCCAGCCTTTAGCTAATGCCTTTGCTAATGTTGCAGGCAATGTCTACGCCTATGTGCCGGAAGCGCCTATGGTGCCATTCGTGGTGACAGTCCCAGATTCTCCGTACCTCGAGCTAGAGACTATTAACAAGTCAACGCTTCACATTAAAGTCAATCTTGTAATCTCAGTCGCAGTTGCATATAACAGCAACCCGGCTTCTCTCGATAACCTCGAGCAGCTCGTAATAAGTGTTCTGAAGGTGATCCCAGCAGGGTACACAGTCGGAGCGGTTGAAAAACCAACAGTAACTCAAGTTGGCCCTTCCAATGTATTGGTGGCCGATATCAGGGTTTCTACCTACTACACACAAACAAACTAAAGGAAAATAATATGGCAACCGTAGTAATCACAGGGCGCGATATTTCTCTATCTTTCACAGGTGGAACAGATATCGAGGCACAAGCAACTTCAGCAGTCCTAACAAAGACTAACCTTCGCGAGACTTATCAGACTCTCGATGGCGAGGCTTACAAGACTACAAACATCGAAGGCACATTCGCACTTTCAATGCTCGCTGACTGGGGTAAGGCTAACTCAGTATGCGAAGCTCTATGGACAGCAGCAGAGTCAGCACCAGATACAGACATCACCGTTACACTTACAGCAGCTACAGGCGCTCAGTTCGTATTCCCAATCATGCCTGAATTTCCAACAGCAGGTGGAGCAGGAACAGATGCTCAGACTGTAGACTTTACATTCAAGGTATCAAAGGGTGCGGTCACAGAGACCTTTTCCTAAACAATAGAAACGGGAGCAAATAATGCAACAGCAAATAACAATTAAATACACAGACGGAACCGAAGCCAATTACATGGTTCGCCCGCCAGATTACGCCCGATGGGAGATGGCAACTAAGAAGGTCATCTCTCAGTTCGGCGGAATGTGGGACATTCTTTATGTAGCACACAGCGCCATGAAGCGTGAAGCAGGCGGTAAGCCGACTAAGACATTAGATCAATGGATGGAATCTGTTGACGATGTTGAAGTAGGTGAAGGAGACCCAAAAGCCATCCAAGAGGAAGCGTAAGCCGACTCTTAGTTGAACTGGCAATAGCCACACAGATTCCAATGGATCACTGGCAAACTGCCGAGGATATTCTCACAGCTATAGAAGTATTGGAGCAGCGTAATGGCAAGTGAATTAGTAGCACTTGACCAGACGGAGTTGCGCCAGGTATTCAAGGCTCTAAAGAATATGGGTGAGGAAGCCAACGATGAGGCCAAGCGCCAATCAGGCGCTCTGGCTGAATTCGCTCGAGATGAAGTTATCCAAAAGGCTAACTCTCTTGCAAGCAATAAGGTAGCTGGTCGAATTGCTCAAGGTTCCAGGGTCAAGAAATCAAGCCGCATTGGCGAGATTACTTATGGATTCGCTTCTCAGAAGTTCTCAGGTGGCGCGACCACTAAGACAATCTGGGGCGGTTCAGAATTCGGATCCAACAAGTTTAAGCAATTCCCTGTGTGGTCAGGCCGTGAAGGTCGAGGCTCTAAGGGCTGGTTTATCTATCCAACGCTTCGCAAGATTCAACCGCAGATCGTGGCTAGATGGACTGAATCATTCGATAAGATTCTGAAGGAGTGGAGCTAATGGCAACAGGTACAAGAGCGTTAACGCTTAAGCTTCTTGCTGATGTTGATAACTTCACTAAGAACCTCAATAAAGCAGATAACGATGTTGTTTCATTTGGGGATAAGGTTTCAGATTTTGGCAAGAAAGCCGGTCTAGCCT